ATTTCAGGAACATCAAACGAAATAGAAACAACTATATCAGGCGATACAATTACAATTGGATTACCAAGCAATGTTACAATAGGAACTAATTTAACTGTAGGTGGTGATTTAACTGTAAATGGCACTACAACTACAATTAATTCTACAACTTTAACCGTAGATGATAAAAACATTGAATTAGCTTCTGTTGCAACTCCTACGGATGTGACAGCCGATGGTGCTGGTATCACAATCAAAGGAACAACTGATAAAACATTTAATTGGTTAGATGCTACGGATTCATTTACATCTTCAGAACATATTGATCTTGCTTCTACTAAAGTTTTCAAAATTAATAATTCAACAGTATTATCATCAACAGAAGTTTTAGGAAAAGCTGTTCCTTCAGGAACAATTGTAGGTACAAGTGATAGTCAAACATTAACTACTAAAACAATTAGTGGTTCTGATAACACAATTACTAACATTGCAAATTCATCATTAACAAATTCATCATTTACTATTGTAGATGACAGTTCAACAACATCAACTATTTCTTTAGGTGAGGCTTTATTATTGGCTGGTGGTACAGGTATTACTTCTGTTATTTCAGGAGATAGTATAACTTTTAATATAGACAATACTGTAGTAACTTTATCTGATACACAAACATTAACAAATAAAACTTTAACAACACCTATTATTTCAAGTATCTCAAACACAGGTACATTAACATTACCAACTTCGACAGATACTTTAGTTGGTAGAGCAACAACAGATACATTAACAAATAAAACATTTACATCTCCTAAAATTAATGAAGATGTAGCCGTAACAGCAACAGCATCAGAATTAAACTTTACAGATGGTGTAACATCTAATATTCAAACACAATTAGACGCTAGGGCATCAAAAGCTTTTGCCATAGCACAGGCCGTTGCTCTTGGTTAATACTATTATAAATATAGTAAATAAGACTAAAAAAGGTATAAAATGGCAACGCCATCAACTAGAGAAACACTAAAACAATACGCTTTACGTTCATTAGGTAAACCAGTTATTGAAATAAATGTGGACAACGATCAAGTCGAAGATCGTATAGATGAGGCCGTTCAATTTTACGTTCAATACCATTATGACGGCATAAGAAGAACATACCTTAAATATAAGTTAACAGCAGAAGATAAAACAAGACTTCAAGCTCCAACTCCTACTTCAGAATCAGTTACACAAGATGCTGTAACAACAACTTGGTATGAATCTAATAATTTCCTTGTAGTTCCTGAAACAGTAATTTCTGTTATCAATATATTTCCATTTTCAGATAAAGCTAATATGAATTTATTTGATGTAAGATACCAATTACGTTTAAATGATTTGTATGACTTTGCTTCAACATCAATTATTAACTATGATATGGTGTTAAGACATTTAGATTTCTTAGATCAAATTTTAGTAGGTATGAAACCTATACGTTATCAACAACACGATAATAGATTATATGTTGATATGGACTGGACAAATGATTTACAAGAAGATGAATATTTAATTATAGAGTGTTATCGTAAATTAGATCCTGATACTTTTCCAAATGTGTATAATGATCTTTGGTTAAAAAGATATGTTACAGCTCAAATAAAAAGACAATGGGGAAGTAACCTTAGCAAGTTCGCTGGCGTTACTATGATAGGCGGAGTTACGTTAAATGGAGAAAAATTATTTACAGAAGCACAAACTGAAATAGAAAAATTAGAAAAAGAAATAAGAGATTCATACGAAATAAGTCCAACTTTTATGATGGGTTAATGTATGCCAGTAAATCATTATTTCCAGGAAGGCAATGGTATAGGAAATCGTGCTGAACAAACATTACACGAAGATTTAATTATAGAAGGCCTACGTATGTATGGCCACGATGTCTATTATTTACCACGAACACTTGTCAATAAAGATATTATATTAGGTGAAGATGTAGCAAGTAAATTTAAATCTGCTTTTCCAATTGAAGCCTATTTTGAAACATCAGAAGGTTTTGCTGGCCAACAAGAAATAATTAATAAATTTGGTTTAGAAATACGTGAAGATACTACCTTTATGATTTCTAAAAGAAGATTTGGTGATTTAGTAGATTCTCGAACGGCATTAATTAAAGAAGGCCGACCTAATGAAGGTGATATACTTTATCTACCTTTAATGAACAGTTTTTTTGAAATACAGTTTGTAGAAGATCAACAACCATTTTTTCAATTAGGAAATTTACCAGTTTATAAATTAAGAGTCACACGTTGGGAGTATAGTTCAGAAGAATTAAATACAGGTGTTGATGAAATAGATGAAAAAGAGGACGTTTATTCTTTAAGTCAATTAGCTTTCCAAGTTTCATTAGAAAACGAATCAGGTTCTATGTTGTTAGAAGATGACAGTGTTGATAATGTAACTCAATATATTTTATTAGAAACTTATAGTTTACAAACACAATCAACTTATGCTGCTAATAATGATTTAGATAATGAAGCAGGATTTGATACAGCATCAACAGCAGATGATATATTAGATTTTAGTGAATCAAACCCCTTTGGCGATCCAGGAGATTTTTAACAATGTTTAACGATTATTTTTATAACGAAGGCCTAAGAAAACTTACAGTGGCCTTTGGCACAATTTTTAATAATATACAAGTTAAAAAGGCCGACGCTAATGGCACGTCAATTCAAAGCATACGTGTTCCTTTAGCATACGGACCAAAAGAAAAGTTTATGGTTCGTTTAGATCAACAGGCCAGTTTAGATAGTAGAGAGTTTGCTGTAGTTTTACCACGTATGAGTTTTGAAATCTCTGGTATTGCTTATGATGCTACAAGAAAATTAACAAGAATACAAAAATATAAAACAGTTAAAACAGGTACAACGAATATATTAAATACAAACTACACGCCAGTTCCTTATAATATAAATTACACATTAAATATATTTACAGCCACGGCTGAAAATGGCCTACAAATAGTTGAACAAATATTACCATACTTTCAACCTGATTATACAATCACTTTAAATATATTAGCCAATATGGATATTAAAAGAGATGTGCCGATTATATTGAACACTGTAAATTATGAAGATAGTTATAATGGTGATTTTACAACACGTAGAGCTGTCATTTATACATTAAGTTTTACTGCTAAAACATATCTATATGGGCCAGCAGGTACACAAAAGGTTATCCGTACTGTTCAATCAGACGTTTATACAAATACGAATATTACTGAAAAAGCAAGAGAAGAAAGAATTACTATAACTCCAAATCCAGCAGGTGCTGATGCCAATGATGATTTTGGATTTACAACGACTATACAAAACTTTACAGATGGTAGAGTTTATAGTAAAACAACAGACACGGATGAATAAATATAGATATGCCATTTAATAAGATAGGGTCAAAAGGTATTACAGACGGCTCAATAGCTACGGCTGAGTTTGCCGATGGTATAGTTACAAGTGCTAAATTACAATCTGGTGCCGTTACAAACGTTAAATTAACAAACACAACAGTTTCAGTATCAGGTACTTCTGTTTCTTTAGGAGCTTCTGCTTCAATACCAAACAAATTTGTGAATTGGCAATCAGTTATCGTTGCTGACGGTTCAACAGGTACAACAGGTGTTTCTGGCCGTGGATATTTTATTAATACAACTTCAGCGGCTCATACGTTTACACTACCTGTATCGGCAACAAGAGGTGATAATATATCAATCAAAGATTATGCCGGTACTTTTTCTACAAACAATTTAACGATCGCTCGTAATGGCCACAATATTCAAGGCGTAGCCAATAATTCTTTAATTACTACGAATAGGGCCAGTGTTGTATTAGTTTATGTTGATGTAACTCGTGGATGGGAATTTGTGGAAGAATCAAATGTGGCCGATTTACAAGGGCCAACATTTATTACAGCAACAGGTGGTACAATTACTACATCAGGAGATTTTAAGATACATAGTTTTACAGGTGATGGATGTTTTGTTATTTCTAGTTTATCTAATCCGATAGGTGGACCAAATTCTGTAGATTATTTAGTGGTGGCCGGAGGCGGAGGCGGAGGCGGTTATAG